ATTCCATGAATAAGGGAGACAAACCTCTACTGATGGACGTAGAGAATGTTGAAAAAATACTGGTTGATGTATCAAATACGTCACCAGAGAAACTGAGACAAATCAATAAAATAATAAAAGAATGAAAAAACAAGAAGAAGAAGGAAAAGACCCTGTTGTAAAAGAGGAAGCACCGATTTTTACTAAGGCTCAACACCAAGAGCAACTGCGTAAACAAGCTCAACAACGCAAGCAAATGGAGACAGAACTTGCTGATTATAAGAAGCGTCTGATGAAAGGCAATGAGCTGAAGAGGTTGCAGGTAGAGGAAGTTCAACTCAATATTGATTACTTCAAAGCGAAGAGGGAGTACATGGAACTTGGACCTGAGATCGAAAAACACGAAGCTAAGGAAGCAAAGATACTTGCTGAAGAGCAGAAGAAGCAGGATGATGCGATGAAGGAACTGAAGGAGAAGATGGAGAAGCAAAAAAAGGAGGATGAAGAGAAGAAAGCTCCTTTGATTATCGTTCCTAAGACAGGAACACCTAGAAAGTAATAAATATTTTGTATCTTTACAATATGAAAAGAATAGAGACAAGGGAAAATGAGTTTTTAGTGCAGTTTCGGACGATACTCCAAAACTCGTTTCCCCCTGCTCTTGACTTTAAGGTAGATTACTATCTAGGAGAAGATAAAGGCGTAAGAGGACTATATTTTACAATGACATCAAGATTTGGTATGATTTTTACCAGAGTCAAAGCTCTTGAATCAGGGCAGGTGGTTTATGATATAGAGGAAGAATTTATGAATGCGGTCATTAATGATCTCATTATGAATGGAGTTACGCTGTTAAATGTAAACGCTTTTGAAAGTGTTAATCTTGCAAAGGTTAACAAAGAAGTAAAAGCCAAACTATTTAGACACACTGCCCCACGTAAATTTTTATTCTTAAACTAATGAAACCAATATCATTTAACGTTGATACAAACCCTGAGAAATACTTTCATCAGATCGTTGAGATTCTGAAGATATTTCCTCCGTTTAGTCAATTACGCAAAAGGCAACGACAAACGTTTGCCGAGATATTGTATCAGTTTTATTTGTATCGTGAAGAGACAGAAGCAGTTAGAGACAGACTTGTCTTCGATTATAAGACTAAGGAAGAGATCGCTGCTAGACTCGGTATTTCAAAAGGAAACCTATACAATATATATAAGGAGTTAAGACAGTTCAATCTGTTAACAAAAGAAGGTATTAATCCAAAATTCAATTATGGATACATGCAATTCGAAAAAATCACATTCAACTTTCACGAAAAGGTATGAAGGGAGCAAGAATCAAGTGGCTGATCTTGCTATTACCCTTCATCCTTTTTTAAAGATGTGGATGCGAAAACATCCTAACTATGATTATACAATGAATGTCAATAATACTCAGTTAACATTAACCGTTAAAAAGCAACAAACATGAAAGTAGTACATCAATACGATAAGGATTCAGGAGAGTATCTTGATTCATTTACAAGTCCAGCAGAGGCAGGACAAGAAACGAAAGCAAACGATTCTCATATCAGGAAGTGTGCTCTCGGAATAAGAGCTACAGCAGGAGGATTTAGATGGAGTTATGAATTAGCTCCTAACATTGCTGAAACAGATGTGATCCGTCTGTATGCAATACAGAGAGGAATTGATCCGGATACGATAGTCAAGGCAAAAGTTTCCGAGACTGTACAAGGACCAGATCGAATCACAATTGAGACCAAACCGAAAGCTGGTAGAAAATCAATAGCAGACCTAAGTGTAACGTCTTTCCAGACAAAACAGAAAGCTCTGCAACGCAAGACTGACGAACTCAACGTCACTAAGAAATACTTCAGGGAATACGGACGAGTGGAGAATGCACTCACAGCCTTGAACGAAGCTCTACTTGAGCAACTTACCAATCAAACATTCAAACCACTTACATACGAACATCCGGATAAGCTAGGAACAGTGCTTGTAGTACAAGTAACTGACCTCCATTTCAATGAACTTGTGGAGATGCCTGACAACGAGTTCGGCTTCAAAGTAGGTGCAAAGAGACTTCAGAAGTACGCTCAGACCATTAAAGAGATGGCGAAGTTGTATAACGTATCTAATATTGTCGTAGCACTGACCGGAGATATTATTAACTCTGATCGCAGATTGGATGAAATACTCCACATGGCTACCAATAGAACTAAGGCTTCTCTATTAGCTACTCAAATTCTATATCATTTCCTACAGGACATTAATCGTGCAGCGAACCTGAGTGTCGTGAGTGTCAGTGGAAACGAGTCTAGGATCAAGGAAGATTGGGGAATGAGCGAGATGACAATGAGTGATAATTATGACTACCTTGTTTACAATATGTTAAAGATGTTGTTTAAGGACTCAAAAGGTATTACCTTTGTAGAAGGTGATCCTGTAGAGCAGGTGATCAATGTTAACGGAAGTAATATACTCATAACTCATGGAACTGGAATTAAAGAAGGGCAAGGACCAATGCAACAAGTCTTTGGTAAGTATGCCGCTAAAGGGATTCTTCTTGACTACGCTATTTTTGGACATGTTCATTTTACTAATATTACTGACATATATAGTCGTAGTGGTAGTCTCATTGGTAATAATGTTTATAGCGACAGGAGTCTCAATCTTATTACGAAAGCGTCGCAGGTCTTACATATCATCGAGACTGACGGGACGATCAATTCGCTTAAAGTTGGATTACAGTATGCAGCAGATTATGAAGGATACGATATTCAGGATGATCTGGAAGCGTATAACTCGAAACTTGCGGATAATACGAAACAAAGAACAACAATTGTAAAAGTTGTAATATAATGGGACAAGTAACAGCAGTTAAGCATATAAATTTTGCAGGATCAGGAACAGATTGGACGTTTATACACGATCCAATCTATGACGGTCCTATTGAACAATATAAGAATCGTGATGACTGTGAGGTCACTACACTAAATTTAAAAGAAGAAGACGATGGATTGCCCAAGGTGTGAGTCAGTAGGACGAAAAAAAGTTAATAAAGGTGTACATGAAATGATTGGTCCAAACGGAATAAGGATGACAATTTGCCAACTGTGCTATGACGAGATCATAGAAGAACAAGGAGGCATAGAATATTTTACACAGGAATATGAGGACGAAGAGGACTAAAGGATACATGGAGGCGACAGCTCAGGAACATGGAGTCAAGCTATCTCAAGTTAAAGAGGTGGCTGACTCTATGTTTGATTTTGTTGCTGAAGTCATGTCCGAAGGAGATCGAGAGAGATTGGACTTCCCTGAGATACGTCTCATGAAGTGGGGAGTGTTTAAGGTTAAACCGGGAAGAAGAAAACATTTTAAGAAAATAAACGATGAAAAAGAAAATAGCTGAGACTGATGTAGTCTATGTTACCAAAGATCATGACCTCTATAAATGTATGGTGTGTGGTAAATTATATGAAACATCCAAACCGTTACCAACCCGACCATTTGCAGATGGATGTTGTACTATTGGATCATTAATTGAAATAAAGGAAGATGAAGAATCTACTAACGTTTGAAAAAAATGTTCTGATAATCGCTCCTGAAGCTTTGGTTGTCCAAGAATTCCATAAGATTTGGAAGAAGGACAAGACAAAGGCGAAGGAGAAAGCGTTGAAGGAACTCGCTTACGTATACCATACGACTGATTATCAGTCTATTTATAGGAACTATCACGAGGATGTACGTGAGAGGAAGATCAAACTTGACATCTTTGGTGACAGAGAGTGGAGTCCTGATACGGATATAACGTTAGCTCAAGATAAGTATGCAGCTCTTCAGACAACACTTTCAATGGAATTGCTGACTGATGTGGAGCAAGGACTGATGACACTCAGAAGTTATTTCCGTGATGTATCTTTTGACGAGGATGATGACGGACGAGCAGCGAAGAATTTCATCGCTAATGCTAAGGCTATGGGTGATGTAGTGAAAGGAATGAAGTCTCTACGTGAAGAGGTAGAGAAGGAACTAAGTGATAACATGCAAATGAGAGGTGGGGGAAGAGTCAACAGACGAGAACTACCTCCGAATAAACGATAAAATTATGATAATAAAAGACTTTGTAATTAAGGAAGATAAAGTAAGAGAAGACAGGCTTCCAAAGAAGATTCATATAGGTGCTGAGTTGATACTCAACCATTCAGAAAAACACTTTGCTGTTCCTATTCGTGTGATGTATGAATATGATGATAATGGAAGTTACCTTGCAAATTATAAGAAATCCGTAGAGGATTTTATAAGTATGTGTCGAAGATATTCAGAATTATATACTATTAATCCTGCATTAGATAAAGAGTTTAAATTATAATGAGTGACCTAACAATAATAGAGAAGCCTCAGATAGTAGCGGAACCTTGGACAGGAGTTCCTAATCCGCTTGCAAACACAGAGCAACCGTATCTGAGGTTTGTCAACAGTGCTGCTTTTCAGGAAGACGGAAGAAACTTCTTGAGAAACGGATACTATACTACTGCTCCCATTGGTTCGAAAGACTACGATGACTATTGGGACATTCAGGAAGATAGAGTTATGAATGGTTATAGCGTGGGAGGTGTCAGAGTGACAGGTCGCCACTATTTTTATTTAAACTTCTGTCTGATTAAGGCTCGACCTATTGACCCTAATACAGGTGCAGAGAAGAAGGGAGAGAACCGTAAGATTATCACACTACCTCGATTCTTGGACCACAACTATTACTGGTTCAACGAGTTCGAGAGACACAGTGCTGAAGGACCATACAAAGGACAGGAAAAGAAAGGAATGATTATTGCGAAGTCTCGTAGGAAGGGATTCACTTATCAGGTAACTGGTGGAGTGTATGCATACAACTTCAACTTCATTCCTTCTTCGATGAACATTCTTGCTGCTTATGAGAAAGGTCACTATAAGGTAACGCTGGATGGTATTCACTTTACTATGAACCACGTTAACAAGATTACAGATTGGGGAAAGAAGAGAGATAAGTTGAACAAGCGTGATCACTTCAGAGCTTCATTTGTAATGAAGAATGAGAGTACAGGAGTAGAGGTCGAAGACGGGTATAT